GCCCGCTTCCAAGTGCCTGCGGCCTTTGTAAACGACCACTGCAAGCGGTCTAAACCTTGCACTTTAACAACTCTAAAAAATATAGTCGTTTGTTGGGTGTAACCTTTAAGTACCCAAGTTTGTAGCGTTAAATCCTTTTGGCCGGTGGTGTCAAACAAAATTACTTCATAAGCTTGCTCTATTTGGTTGCCATCTCGGATCATTCCACCTATCTCGGCTCGATATTTTTGAACCACCCGCATATCTGCTACCCGCCTGCCTATTTCTTGGCTTGACAACTGCCTAAGCGCTTGCACTTGCTGTACCGTATCGGTGATTGGTACGTCTGTTTGTGTGCGCTTGCCGGTGTCATCTATTGTCAAATGCGTAAGGTATAACCCCTGCGCTGTTGGCGTGATAAAAGTTGTATCTGTGATTATTGTTTGCGCTTGCATTTGTAGCGCTGTTAGTAGTAGGGTAAATATTAGTGTATTTTTCATTGTATGTCTGTTTTTTTTAGTGAAGGTCAACCCAAACGCCTGCGGCCCTTACTTGCAGTTTGTTGTCTGTGGTGTTGTAAATTACAAGGCCATCGGCAGGTGTTGTTATTGCGTTGCGTTGTGTTGTTGTCATTCTTGGGAAAAGCACACCTTGCGTAGTACTGTTAATTTCCAGCTTTGCGCTTACATTTGGAGTTGCTGTGCCAATACCTACATTTCCAGATTTGGTAATTCTCATGTGTTCAGACAACGTTTGCGGAGTACTTGCTGTTGTTACAATGCCAGTTCGAAATACCATATCTGCCCCTTCACCTATTGAGGCTTGATATGTGCCTCCTACTGTGTTATCTTTAATTATCATTGAGATATTCCCAGTAGGCGTAACGCCTCCAGTATTGGCGTCATTAATAAAGAATTGAAGTTGCCCAACTTCTAAATCATCCACTACCGTAGTGGTGCTGTTATTTACAACCCACTTAGGCAATGATGTTCCACTAACTTTAATTTCATCCGCAAATCCGCCATCAATATACCCAAGCCCGGTACACCTAAACGTTCCATTTACATCTAATCTATACGCAGGCGCACTTGTATTTATGCCTACATCTCCATCGCCCTCAATGTACATTCTCGCAGCGCCTCCAGTTCCAGTTGCAAACACTATTCCCTGTGTTCCGTTTGCTCTTGACTGAATAACTAAATGGCCTGCGGTTGTAAATGGGAATGAAGCGCCTCCAGTACTTGTCATATAAATGCTGGATGGAAATTCGCCTGACAAAAAAGTGTTAGACTGTCCCCCAATTTTTAAACGTGATTCGCTACCGGTAACAAGCATTGACGAAGACACTTGTAGTCGTTCAGTAGGATTGTTTGTGGCGATGCCAACATTCCCATCATCGCGAATCATCAACGCATTATTATTGCCCGCGCTGTTGTGGAATTGAGCTGTCCAAGTGGAGCCGGTGGAGCCGACGCCGACTACGTGAAGGCGGGCTGTTCCTGTTGTGTTTCCAATTAAAAAATTTCCACCAGTAGTGAATCGAGCTACTTCATTTGTAAACACTACAAATCTATATGGATGGTTAGTTAGCGATCCCAAAAAAATTGAATTACCCCCACTTTCTCCAAATCCAAATTGAACTGTTGTTGTGCCTAATCTAAGTCCTCCTAATATATCTAATCGAGATGTTGGTGAAGTTTGGCCACCTAAACCTACATTACCATTATCCAATATAGTGAATATATTTAATGGCGTAACCGGCTGCGAGTTTTGAAATTGAACTGCAATATTTGTAGACGATGAATTACCAGTTGATTTAACAAATAATGGAGCCGTTGGGCTTATTGACCCTACACCTAATCTTTTTAAGGAGTTGTCCCACCATAATCCATTATCTCCGCCTTGCGTTTGCGCCCCTGTCCAAAAAGATACCTGCCCGCTGGTTCCTGATCCTGTCACATCGCTTGATGGATCGGTATCAACCGTAACAGTACCGCCTCCGTTGCTCAATGTTAAAGTGTTGGTTCCGGTTGATAGTGTTTGCAGTTCATTACTTACACTTCCATCCACCTCCGTACCTGTTACCGTAATAGTAGTACCCGCTGTACCTACGGTATTAATGCCTGCGCCTGCAATAGTTACAGACCCTCCGCCGCTTGAAAGTGTAGCTGTGTTTGCTGCTACTGACAGTGTTTGCAGCTCGTTGGTAGCGCTACTATCTGCAACGGTTTTTGCTTCCCATCGCTTGTCTATATTATCCCAAGTTAATACCTGGTTATTGATAGGATTCGGTACAAAAACATCGTGTAGTTCGTTAAGCTTAAGGCTATCAAGTATAATTGTATCGTTCTCAATCCGGATACCTTCACCCGCGTAATAGGTTGTCCCTTCGTTTATCCAAACCCAAGCGGAGCCAGTCCAGTAGTAAAGTTCCGGAGCTGCACAATTATTAATGACAACCTTACTATCGCCTTTTGTGGGCGTGTAGGCCGGTGCGCTGCACCCTGCAATCTCTTCAATGGTGTTGCCTAAAAGCTGCCATCCTCCGGGAGTATTGAAGTGATACCATTTACCTGTTACGGTATCAATTGCAACTCGCGAAGTGCGAGCGGGAGGAACAAACGAAGGCGCGCCGTTGGTATAGCTGATACCGGCTCCGTATGTAATGTTATTTTGTGCAAAAATTTGCGATAAACTGCAAAAAAGCGCGGCAATTATTAAAAGGTATCTCATTATCCTATCATTTTAAGAATGCCATAAGGCATACCGTAATAATTATCTTGTGTCAAAAAATAAAGATCGCCAACATTTAGTCCGTCGGCAATCGCTTCACTGTCATCGCGAAAAAACAAGCCCTTAACGGGCAATGGTGGGCCGACTTGGTTTTGCCGATTGATTCTAACCGTATATTGTGCAATGTGGCAATGGTAGCCGGAGTCATTGTCGTAAATCTGCCTAACTTGTTCGTACCTTATTCCATCTATTGCAGTTAGTTCAAGTTGAAAAGTAACATCGCCACGAAAAAAATCTATTGCGCGCCTAAACGCTTCCTCCGCTTGTCGCGTTTCATCGAACGATACTCCCCAAATTGCAACCTCAACCAAAACATTATCTACCCAACTTGCAGCGCTTTTATTCTGCGCTGGATTAGAGCCTACTACCGTAACAACAGCGAATGGAAGCGCGGCGCTTTGCGGCGCAACTACTGGATAAACGCGAGTACCAAATAAGGCAAACGCATTTGGATTATCTGCTATTATTTTTCGGATTGGGCCTTGAACGTTCATTGTACTTTTTTTAGGCGTTTGATTTTGGCTTTTAAGCCCTCTACAATCGTTTTTTGTGTGCGCTCCTTCATCATTATCCAAGTCGGCAAAATAAACGGCCTGGGCGGTGTGTGGCGCGTGCCTTTTTCAATCATGTGAGCGTAGTATCCATCCGTTTTGCCGAATGGCCCAAAAACGCCTTGGGCGGTTCCCTTTGCTAATTTAGCTCCTACAAAAACGGCATACTTGCTTTGCCTAAAGCGTAAAACGTCAAACGATGCCGCGAGGTTGCCAGGATAATAGGTCGCTACTACATTGCCTCGGCCCTTTGGCGCGCGCATACTTTTAACGAGTTTTGCAGTACTGTACCGTTTGTGGACTTTGCGGCCGTGTGGCGCTGCCCGGTAAAGGGCTGCTACTACCGGCTTGGCTGACTTGGTTAGAATCGCGCTTGTCCCGCGCTTGGCGTTTCGCGCTATCTGCCTAAATTCTTTTAACAGCTCCTCGACTTCCTTTGCTAATTGTTCGTTCATTCTGTTACCTGTGTTTCAAGTATTAAACGATCGTTTCTCCCTTGTTCGGATATACGAATTATGTCCCAATTGTCACCGTTGTAAACAATGCGATCAATTACCGTTACATCTGTTTTACGAATCTCGAAGTTTGCTCGGTTGGTTGCATAAACCGCGCCTTCTGTAACGTCTTCACGAACGCCCGATTTTGGGTACATAACGGCCGCCCAAACAGTCAGCAAGTTAGACCACGTTTCCACGCGTTCGCCGGTTGCATTTTCAACAAGCGCACGTCGTTGGATTGTTATTTGGCGATCTAATTTACCAATGGTTTCTTTTTTGTTGCGCATCATATCACAAATCGAGTATAGGGTGACATAAAGCGCTCTGACGCGCGAATAACAGCGTCCGACGGTGAATCGGTGCGATTTTCGTAAATGTCCGCTAAAATCAAAAATACCGCAATCTTTAAATTAGCAGGAACCGCCGCCGCGTTCGCATATCCAGTCGAATAAGTAACTTTTACTTGGAATGGCTCTGCGGTCGCGTTCCATCCATCCACGGGAACAACTACTCCTCTTTGGCTTTGCGTATGTTTCTCGATAACATATTCGCTCGACGCCAAATTGGTGAACGTCGCCGGATTTGTACTAACCGAATAACCTATCGACGTGAGCGCGCTAAATGGCGCGTATGTCAAATTAAAAGGTTGGTCGTCATCCGGAAAGCTCCGGTAAGTTTCCACGACCGTAGCTCCTAAAAGCGACATTTGGCAGTATTGTTCGACAAAGCGAATTGCCGCCCGCAAATAGGCCTCAATTATAGTATCCTCAGCGCTCCCCGTAACGCGTAAATGCGTTTTAGCCTCATCGACTGTCACGGGCAAGGAGGAAGAGTAAGTTAGCTCTATTGCGGACGGCAAATATTTCATTTTATCGCTTTGTTGCTTTTTTAACGATTGCGTCTGTGGCTGCTTCAATTAGGACTTCTGCAATAACTGCCAAGCCATCTTTGATTAGCCGCTTGGCGCGTGATTCTGGTACGTCTTTATGAATACCTTTTCCATATCCAAAGTCGCCGTCCTCATCGTGGCCAACAAGACTATCTAAAACGCGAATAGTCATAACTAAGCTGTAATTAGGTGCTTAACTGCTGCGGTGTCAAGTAGTTTCGCGTCCCAACGAGCGAAGCCAAACAATCCAATTTCGCCAGTGCCCATGTATAGATATTCGTTCCGTAAAATTTCAAGCGCTCGAGATTGACGAACCAAGTACTTGCTGAAATCGCCGAACAAAATCAACTTGGAAGCGGTGTTGATTGTGCTGTCCATATCCTGGTTAATAACGTATTGGAATCCGTCGATTGTTGCAGGTTCACCCACGATAAAGGAAGGCTGCCACAGCGGACGCGCGTCAGATGCTCCGATTGATAGCTTTTTGATGTATGCAAGTACATTGTCGTGCATCATAAAGCGACCGTTGCGACGATATTCAGGATCTACGCTGTGTACCAAGTCGAGGATTTCGGCAAAAGTGATTGCAGTAGCGGACGCGGCGGTTTTACCCAAAGTAGAACCCGTTACAACGCCTTGTGGCTGTGAAGATCCTG